GCAGCGGTGCTGCACGACGTCGTGGAGGACACCTTCCACAGCCTCAACACGCTACGCGCGGCCGGCGTGTCGGAGCGCTCACTGCAGCTCGTGGAAGCGCTCACCAAGCGCGAGGGCGAAGACTACGGCGCCTACCTGGACCGGGTCATTGCCGCGGGTGTCGAGGCGAAGATCATCAAGCTCGCGGACGTGCTGCACAACCTGCATCCCGATCGCCTGTCGCAGCTCAGAGAAGAGCGGCGCCAGGTTCTGGAACCCAGGTATCAGCGGGCGATCCGGCGGCTCTCTGGAATACCCGAGCAATAACAATGGTTATTGACAGACACTTCACAACTGTGATGAAATCTCTCTTGTCGACGGAGCAGTCGACACCGACCCGGCGGCACCGGGCGCTCCAGAAGGACGCAACATGAAGCTCGAGATCCTAATCAAGTCTGTGTACGGCAACACGCTGTACTACCCGCTCAACGACGCTGCCAAAGCGCTTGCGAAGCTGACCGGCAAGAAGACGTTTTCTGCTGCTGACTTGCGCATCGCCTACAACGAGCTTAACTTCGAGATCGACTACGTCGACGCCGCGTCTTTCCTGAAGCCTGAGCTGCTCGCAGCCTGATCGGAGACACCATGCCCCGCGTGATTTTCAACAAGCTCCTCGGCGGATGGTTCATCGTCCGCGGCCCGCACCAGACCCCGATCGGCGGCCGCTTCGAGTCCCGCGCCGCTGCCCTCGCCCACCTCAACCGCGCTCGCTAAGGAGACCGCCATGAACAAGCTCAACATCAAGGCCACCAGCATGTCCGTCATGCACGGCCACCCGCTGGACCGCCGCGGCTGCTACATCGACGTCACGCTGCACCTCAGCGACGACCAGATCAAAAACGCTCTGCACGAGCTGATCAGTTCGCTGCGTTTCTCGGAGGTCGAGCACATGCTGCGCAGCGAGTTCCCCGAGCTGTTCGAAACCGCTTGACCAGCATCACAATGCTGATATACTGACAACGTCAGAGACGACACGTTTTTCAACCACTCCGAAAGGACGACATCATGCAAGCAGTCACTCTCTCTGAGCTCATCGCAGCTCGCATCGCCGCCAAGCGGATCGAAGACGAGGCCATCGCCGAGCGCCGCGCCGTCGACAAGGCCATCGCCGACATGCTGAAGGACCCGGCCAAGCCCGAGGGCTCCATCAGCCAGCGCACCGAAGGCTGCAAGGTGACGGTCACCTACAAGATCGACCGCAAGGTCGACGCCGCCGCCCTGACCAAGGGCTGGGACAAGCTGTCCGGCGGCGCCCAGGCCGCCTTCAAGTGGAAGCCCGAGGTCTCCGTCTCTGAGTTGCGCAAGCTGGAGCCCGCCGACGCCGCCGCTGCTGCCGTGTTCATCACCAGCAAGGAAGCCAGCCCCTCGATCACGATCGAAGCGGTCTAACTTCAGCTCCACCCGGGCAGCGCGAGCTGCCCATTTTTTCAACTGCCTGGAGACGACATGGCAATCACCCTCACTTCCACCAAAGACAGCGCCGCGCTCAACGGCCTGAAGTTCCTGGTCCACGGCCCTGCGGGCGCCGGCAAGACTTCGCTCTGCGCCACCACTGGCGAGCCCACCGTGATCATCAGCGCAGAATCTGGCCTGCTGTCACTGCGTGGCGTTGACATCCCGGTCATCGAGGTCAAGACCCTGGACCAGCTCTACGAGGCCTACGACTTCGTGACCAACACCGAGCAGGGCCAGGCCTTCAAGTGGGTCTGCCTGGACTCCATCTCGGAGATCGCCGAGGTGGTCTTGAACCACGAGAAGAAGGTCGCGAAGGATCCGCGCCAGGCCTACGGTGCGCTGGCCGAGAAGATGACGGATCTGATCCGCGCCTTCCGCGACCTGCCCGGCCGCAACGTGTACTTCTCCTGCAAGCAGGAGCGCGCCAAGGACGAGCAGTCGGGCGCGATGCTGTACTACCCCGCCATGCCCGGCAACATGCTCAAGCAGGGCGTCGGGTACTTCTTCGACTTCGTGTTCGCCATGCGCATCGAGAAGGATGCGGACGGCAACCCGACCCGCTGGCTGCAGACCAGCCGCGACTACAACTACGAGGCCAAGGACCGCTCCGGCAGCCTCGAGATGTTCGAGTCCCCCGACCTGTCGGCAATCGCTGCCAAGGTCATTTCCACCACCGCCAAGTAACTCCTGAAAGGACACCCATCATGGCGCAATTTGAGTTCAACACCGACAGCGTTGAGAAGCGCGAGAACAGCTACGAGCTGCTGCCCGCAGGCTGGTACACGGCACAGGTCACCGAGTCGGAGATCGTGCCCCTGAAGTCTGGCAACGGCAAGGCCCTGAAGCTCACCATCGAGGTGCTGCAGGACGGCTACCGCGGCCGCAAGGTGTGGGCCCGCCTGAACGTGCGGCACACCAACCAGCAGGCCGAGAGCATCGCTCAGCAGCAACTGCGCGAGCTCTGCGAATCCATCGGCCTGGCCCGCTTCAACGACACGGTCGAGCTGCACAACAAGCCGATGCAGATCAAGGTCAAGGTCCGCAAGGACGAGACCGGCCAGTACGAGGACCAGAACGAGGTCAGCGGCTTCAAGCCTGCGGCCGGTGGTGCAGCGCCCATGGCTGCTGCCGCCCCGTCCCGCCCCGCTGCGCCTGCAGCCAACGCACCCGCGGCTGGCGCAGCCGTGCCCCCGTGGCAGAAGCGGGCGGCCTGATCATGAGCAAGATCCCGCCCATCCTGTCGATCAAGATGGTGCCTGCCGGCGTCGAGCTCGTGCTCGCCGCCCTCGGCAAGCTGCCATACGACCAGAGTGCTGGACTGATCGCGGAGATCCGCGGCCAGGCCGAGTACCAGCTCCAAACCCTGGAGTCTCAACCCCAACCCGCTGAAGAAGGAGAACCGCAGCAATGAGCACCCGTATCTACGCCGTCGAGGGCCCGCAGGGCTTCCACCTCGTGGAGGCCGGCACCAAGGTCGGCGCCCTGCGACACGTCGCAGAGAAGCACTTCACCGTCTCGGTGGCCAACCAGAAGACCCTGGTGGCCGCCATGAAGGACGGCGTCGCGATCGAGACGGCAGGCGCCGACGAGAACCCGTCCACGCCATGACCCGTGTAGGCCCGCAAGGGCCTGCAGCGGTGAGGGGCCGGCCGGGGAGGGCCGCCCCGCGCGCCAGTAACAGGCCCCTCACCCCTGCAACGACACAAGGAGTGTTCCCACATGGCCACAGTGCCCGAACCCATACACACGACCGTCGCGACGATCTACCGGGCCTACGAGTCCGACGCAGGCGACGGCCACCGCCCGCACCTGGGCGCATCCCTGATCGGCCACGCCTGCGAGCGCTACCTGTGGCTGACCTTCCGCTGGGCCGGATCGAAGAAGCATTCGGGCCGGATGCTGCGCCTGTTCAAGGCGGGCCAGGACTTCGAGCCCCGCATCGTGGCCGAGCTGCGCCGCATCGGAGTCGAGGTCCACGAGACCGCGCCCGACGGTAAGCAGTGGCGCGTGTCCGCTGTCGGCGGTCACTTCGGAGGCAGCATGGACGGCGCCGCACGAGGCTTCCCCGAGGCGCCCAAGGCCTGGGCCGTCGTCGAGTTCAAGACGCACAACGCGAAGTCGTTTGCGGCCCTGAAGGATGGCGTGCAGAAGTCCAAGCCGCAGCACTGGGCTCAGATGCAAACCTACATGGGCATGACCGGCATGGCCCGCGCCATGTACATCGCCGAGAACAAGGACACCAGCGAGCTCTACGCTGAATGGGTCCACTTCGACGAGGTCGAGTTCGCCAAGATCATGGCCCGCGCCGAGCGCGTGATCACTGCGGCCGAACCGCCGCTTCGGTGCTCAAACGACCCGAGCTGGTACGTCTGCAAGATGTGCGACTTCCACAGCCTGTGCCACGGCGAGGAGGCACCCGACGTCAACTGCCGGACCTGCGCGCACAGCACGCCCGTGGTCGAAGGCGAGGACGGCAAGTGGAACTGCCGCGAGTTCGGCGAGGTGGGCCTGATCGCCCAGCGCGAGTCGCACCGTTGCAGCACGCACCGCTACATCCCCATCCTGCTCGAGCGCTTCGCGACGCAGAAAGACTATGTCAATGGTGATGTCGTGTACGAGCACGAGCACGGCACGTTCGCCAACGGCCAGGGCGACGGCGCGCTGAGCTCGCTGGAGATCAAGGCCTGCAAGCAGAAGGAGATGCTCGCCGATGCGGCGGCCATGACGGCCGCGCTGCGAGCGCACGGCATCACCACGGCGAGGGTCGTCGCATGAATCGGGAATCACTGGCCGAAGAGTACGGCGAAGAACTGTTGTTCCTAGATCCGCCAGAGTCCTTTGATCGCTGCATCGTCGGCGTGGCGCACCGCTGCGGCATGGAGCCTGTCGTGGTGTACGACCAAGAGGAGGTGATCAGCAGCCTGATGCTGGGCGGCATGGACCGCGAAGAGGCTGAGGAGTGGTTCAGCTTCAACACCGCAGGCGCCTACGTCGGGCCGCGCACGCCGATGTTCCTGGTCAAGGCGGGGGCCGCATGAAGCTGCGCGACTACCAAGCCCGCGCACTGGACGAGCTTTGGGATTGGTTCGGCCGGCACGAGGGCGGCAACCCCATCGTCGAGGCGTGCGTCGGTGCCGGCAAGAGCTTGATGATTGCAGAGCTTGCTCGCAAGGCCGACAAAGAATTTCCGGGAACAAGGATTCTTGTTCTTGTTCATCAACGCGAATTACTCGAGCAGAACATCGAGAAGCTGCTCAAGATCTGGCCGACCGCGGACGTGGGCCTGTACTCGGCGGCCATCGGCAAGAAGCAGATGGGCAGGCAGCTCACCTACGCCACCATCGGCAGCATCTACAAGCAGGCGCACCGCCTCGGCCGCATCGAAATCGTGCTGGCCGACGAGTGCCACCTGATCAACCCGAAGGAGGCCGGCATGTGGCGCTCCTTCATCAGCGACCTGGCCCGCTACAACCCGCACACCCGCGTGATCGGCTGGACCGGCACGCCCTTCCGCGGCAACGGCGTGTGGCTGACCGCAGGCGACGACGCGCTGTTCACCAACATCGCCACCCGCGTGACGATGAAGGAGCTGCTGGAGCTGAAGTTTCTGTCGCCCCTGGTGCCGGCTCCGACCGTGGCCAGGGTGGACGCACGCGACGTGCGCACCTCGGGCGACGACTACGTCATCAGCGAGCTGGCCAAGGTCACCGACAGGGCCGACCTCGTCGAGGCCACCTGCAA